CACCAGAGAAGATTGGTGGGTGGCGCAGAATATCGCAAGCCGTTTACTTAGGGATTTGCCGTTCTCTTTGGAACTGGGTTACTTTAAGTAACTCTAACCTGCTTGGTGTAGGAACCAACCTAAAGTATTACATTGAGCAGGGTGGTGCTTATTCAGACATTACGCCTATCCGCCTGACGCAGTCAGTAACCTTTGCTGCGGTTACTGTATCTCCTTTCTCTTCTACGATTACCGTTACATCGGCCAATCATGGTGCCATTGTTGGTGACTTTGTAACCTTCTCCGGCGCGGTAAGTCTAGGTGGAAACATCACAGCAGCGGTACTCAATCAGCAGTATCAAATAGATTCTGTACCTACATTAAATACGTTCACCATCACAGCCAAAGATCCCGGTACGGGTGCGCCTGTCACTTCAAATGCCTCGGATGTTGGTAATGGTGGTGGGTCTTCTGTTGGTGCTTTCCAAGTAAACACAGGTCCGGGCGTTGCTCAAGTTCCTTTAATCGGATGGGGCGCAGGTGCTTGGGGCAGTGGGTCATGGGGGGTTACGCCACAGGTTACAGATCCATTGCGGATATGGAATGCTGGCAACTGGGGGGAGGACTTAGTCTTTGGGCCACGCACGGCTGGTCTGTACTACTGGGATGCGACTAACGGCTTATCAACAAGAGGTGTTGCGCTCAACAGCCTTGGGGGTACTGTTACCCTGACAATAGCTTCACCTTGTGTGATTACGCTGTCTAATGTACTTGCTGAGGGTACAGCCATTAAGCTTGCTACTACTGGCGCACTTCCAACGGGGCTAACTGCTGGTACGACATACTATTTAATTAATGTTGATGGGGTCACTGCAAACCTGTCAACTTCCATAACCGGCGCGGCTATAAACACTTCGGGCAGTCAGTCTGGAACGCAAAGTATTTCTACGCTTGTCGATGTGCCGTTAATGCAATACAACATGCTTGTATCAGATGCTTCGCGGTTTTTGATTGTGTTTGGCACAAATGAATACGGCAGCACTGTTGCTGACCCCATGCTCATTCGTTGGGGGAATCAAGAATCTTTAGTTGATTGGGTGCCTTCTGCATTAAACCAAGCAGGTAGCCTGCGGTTATCCCACGGTTCGCAGATTATTGCAGTGCAGCAAACTAGGCAGGAAGTGTTGGTATGGACCGATTCTGCCCTCTTTTCTCTGCAATACCTCGGCCCACCGTTGGTTTGGGGGTCACAGATACTTGGTGATAACACTTCAATCATTGGGCCAAACGCTACTGCAATTGCATCTGGGGTTACTTACTGGATGGGTGTGGATAAGTTTTATGTGTACAACGGTAGGGTGCAAACACTTCGTTGCGATCTACGTCGGCATGTGTTCAACGACATTAATAAGTATCAGAACTTCCAAGTTTTTGCTGGTACTAGCGAAGGTTTCAACGAGGTTTGGTGGTTCTACTGCTCGGCTAATTCCACGACTGTTGATCGGTATGTGGTGTACAACTACGCTGAAGATATTTGGTATTACGGCACGATGGCACGTACGGCGTGGAGCGATTCAGGCATTCGCGCTTACCCACAAGCTGCTACATATAACTACAACATTGTTGATCACGAGTATGGCGTTGACGATAACGAGACAGGCACGACGCTACCAATTACTGCTTACATAGAGTCTGCTGAGTTTGATATTGAAGATGGGCAAAACTTTGGGTTTGTATGGCGTATGGTGCCGGATCTGACATTTGATGGGTCTACAGCAACAACACCCCAAGTTACGATGACCCTTTACGGTATGAACGGTTCGGGGTCTGGGTTTAACACCGAGGCAGCTAAAGCTGTTGCCCGTACATCCACCGTTACGATTGAGCAATTTACCAATATCGTTTACACCCGTATCCGTGGGCGACAGATGATCATGAAGATTGGGTCCGACGGGGTCGGTACGACTTGGCAGCTTGGTGCACCACGAATTGACATCAGGCAGGACGGCAGACGATGACTTATGTTGTTACTTCGGAGTACGCGCTTAATAAGATAGTTGCGCCTAGCCTTCCTCTTGCTCCTTCAAATTACGAACGGGCATTTCACGATCAATATAGTAACGTCTTACGCCTGTACTTCAACCGCATCGATGACTTTTTGGCAAAGCTTATGGCAACTACATCCACACTCCCAATTACGGGTACGGTTACGTTGCCCGGAACTTATTTTGATGCGTTTGGTCGGCAGCGTGTAAGTCAGCCTTACACCCTTTTTGATAGTCAGAATAGGTATGCCGCCGACAATCAATTTGATGTATCAACTACAGGAACCGGTACAACCTCTTTCCTGACCAACGAAGCGGCTGTCAAGATGGAAGTTACAGGTGCGGGTGTAGGTTCGGTTACCCGTCAGTCTTATCGGTCCTTCCCGTACCAGCCAGGAAAAGGCTTGCTGGTGCTTGCAACCTTTGTGATGGATAGTAGCCAGAGCTTAAATCTAACGCAGCGCGTTGGTTACTACAACGACCAAAACGGCGTGTTCTTCCAACGAGTAGATGGAACCTATTCATTTGTTTTGCGGTCTTACGTTACAGGCACGGCTTCCGATGCAAGGACCGTAAACCAAGCTAATTGGAATGGTGACAAGTTAGATGGTTCTGGGCCTTCAGGTTTCACGCTTGATCCAAGCAAGGCGCAGATTCTCTGGATGGATTTTGAGTGGCTCGGTGTTGGATCAATCCGATGTGGATTTATCATTAATGGTCAGTACATCGTTTGCCATACGTTTAACAATGCAAACGACATCTCAAATGTTTATATGACCACGGCCATTTTGCCGGTTAGGTATGAGATCCGCACGGCTACATCAGCCGTTGCTGCCAGCATGAAGTCTATTTGCTGCTCGGTTGTTTCCGAGGGTGGGTTTGAACAGACCTCTATTGACCATGTAGCAAGGCGCACCACATCGTTTACCAATATTGATACAGCAGCGTTTTATCCTATTGTGTCCATCCGTCTTGCTTCAGGACGCACTGGGGCGGTGGTGCTACCCAACCGTACACAGTTTCTGCCGCTAACCAGCCAGAACTATGAAGTGGCGTTAATAAAAAACACCACGCTTACTGGAGCAACTTGGGCGGCGACTGTGCCGTCTGATTCCAATGTTGATTATGATGTGGCTGCTACAGCGATGAGCGGTGGGACTATTGTTCAAACAGATTACGTCACATCAACGGGTAGTGGCGGTACGGTAAATACTTCCACAGCTACAGGCTACAACTGGGACTTACAACTTGGCGCAACCATCTCAGGCACAAGTGATATTTATACGCTAGGTGTAAGGACTGTATCTGGTGCAACTAAAGGTGATGGTGTTGGGTCTATTTCTTTCTACGACCTAACCCAATAGAATACGCTTATGTCCTCCTCTACTAACCCCCTAGTTGCTTTTCAGCAATTTGTTGCACAGCAAAAAGATCCGTACGGTCTTGAGCGGCTTCGTGCTGGCCTTGCATCTAAGGGTATGAAGGAGTGGTCTGAACCATCAGTACAAAAGTATATTGAAGCTCAAAAAGCATTAGGCTCGGTTGGAGAAGAAAAGAAAGATTTACTTGAGCAGTTTAAAAAGATTCAAGCAGAGGGTGGGCGTGAAGGTTTTCAAGAAGATGTTGGTGAGACAGTAGAGCAAAGGCTTGCCGCCCAGGGTTTTTCTACTGATCCACAGGGGCGAATTGTTTATACGCCGGGACAAAGATTTGATATTGGTAACAAAGGAGTGATGCTTGGCACCCAGCTTGTACTTGACCCTGAAACAGGAAAAGTTGTTGAAGCTGGACCTGCTATTGATCAACGCCAGAGTCAAGGCCAAAGAATTCGTCAGGGTATTATGGCGGTTGCGCCAATTGCACTAGCTGGACTTGGTGGCCCGTTGGCAGGGCTGACTAATACATTAACTTCTTCGCTTTCAGGTTTAGGATCACTTGCTCCTGTTGCGGGTAAAGCAATTACTTCAGGTTTAGTTGGCGGCTCCCTTGCCAAATTAGGTGGCGGTAAATTCGGTCAAGGGTTCAAAGCTGGTGCAGTGTCTGGCGGTATCGGTGCGGGGATGAACGCGCTGGCCCCCGATCTTTTTAAAGGTCTTGGTTCGTTAGAAACCCCGGCTAAATCACTAACCACATCCGCATTAACGGCAAAAGCTCTAGGTAGGAAGTTTGACCCCGCAGCCGCCATTCAAGGTGCGGCAATTAATACTGCTTTAGGTGAGGGCGCAAAAGCTGCTGGGGTAGATCCAAAAGCATTTAATCAATTTATGCAATTTGCTGCACCGATGATTGCAGCGCGGCGCAGGCCGGGAGGTGGATGATGGGTACGTTTTTATATGAAGGCGATGACGGAATTGGTGGTGATTGGAGTGGTGGGGTTGAAGATCCTACTTATTACGAACCTTCGTTTAGTGAAAATCCAACGGGGGCAAGTTTTTTTCTTCAGCCGATAGATGCCAGAATATCCCAGTTTGAAAACTTTCTTCAGAGTGACGAGGCTAAACAATTTTCTCCAGAGCAGTTAAAGCAGTTGGAGAATTTAGTAGTCGGCGGTATTGATCCGTCGCAAATGCAAGATCTTATAGATCAAGCTGAAGGAGATGTAAAGCCCGGAGGTATTATGTCGGGCAACCCTTTTGGTACACAAACGGGGGGAACTAAAGGACAATCACTCCTTGACAAACTCCTCTCAAACAAAGGTCTTCTCCAAGCCGGACTTGGTGGGTTAGGTGCTTTAGCTGCGTATAAATCTGCAAAAGATGCCCAAAAACAAGCTGCTGGTGCTACATTAGGTAAAAATGCTCCTGTAACAGCAACACGTAGTGCGTTTAAAGGTACTAAGTATTCTGCCGAAGGAGGTGGAATTGGGTCATTGGATATGGCGCAAGGGGGACGTGCACTACCGCCACGATACCTCGACGGACACTCAGATGGCATGGCAGACAAAGTCCCCGCAAATATCGACGGTAAAAGACCTGCTGCGCTTAGTGATGGCGAGTTTGTTATTCCTGCTGATGTTGTTAGTCATCTCGGTAACGGCAACTCTAACGCTGGTGCGAAACGTCTTTACGAAATGATGGACCAGATTCGTTCCGCCCGAACAGGTAACCACAAACAGGGTAAACAAATTAACCCTGCTAAATTTTTGCCGAGGTAATCATGGCACTACCCACACTACCCTCTGGCTGGGCAAACTACACACCCCAGCAAAAAATATCATGGTTTAACGCTAACGGGGTAACAACTGCGGATTTAGCAAGTGCTGGTGTTCCGCAATCCGACATCGATTGGATGCTTGATAACGGCTATAGCCCGCCTGCTCCTGTAGTTGCTAAACCAATTCAACAAGAGCCTGTTAGAACGCAGTCAGAACCTACTTATCAAGAACCTGTTTATTACGAGCCGGAGCCTGTTTATACAGCTTCTTCTGCCTCTGCCTCTGCCCCTGCCCCTGCCCCTGCCCCTACATCTACATCAGCCCCAACTTATAATGTTTTTGGTTTGCAATGGGATTCTTCTGCGCCTCTGTCTACAAAACAAGGCTATGTTCAAACACTTTTGAACTCAGGAATTACTAGCGATCAAATTAAAGCCAAAATTGCTGAACTAGATCCGGCTAGTGCTACGCAATCAACATATGATTTGCTGGGTATCCCGAAGGCTACCTCCTCTACTCCTACTTCTACTTCTACTCCTACTTCTACTTCTACTTCTACGACTACCCCCGCCGCTACATCTACTCCTGCTGTTGATACTAGTTCTGCTGTTGACAAATTAAATGCTTTTTTAGACCAAGCAGCGTCCAACACCGGTATTTACGAAGGTAAACAAGACTTACAAGATAAGATAGCTGATCTTGTTAAAAGCACTTCTGTTACTGATAAAGCAACTGTATATAACCAGCTAAATGATAATTACAGCGACAATCAAATTAAAAGTGCTATTGCCACTGTTACGGGTAAACCTGTTACAGATACAGATTGGAATTATTTAACGGGTGCGGCTAAAGTTCAGGAAGTCGCGCAAAATCCAAAAACTACATTGCAACAAAAAGCTGAGTTATATAACGATCTACAAGAACTTTTTCCGACTCAATCAAATCAGTTTATTAATGATCTGATTAATACTGTTGCGCCCGGACAAAAAGCAGAAGACCTTAAATATCTTGCAGCCGCTTCAGATATACAAGATGTGGCATCAGGCACTGTGCAAGATAAAGCTAAGGTATACAACAACTTAATTAGTCAGGGGTACGATGCAGCTACCGCTACAAATATTATTAAAGATGCTACAGGACAAACTCCGACTGCTAAGGATATGGGGTATTTGACAGATGCGGCCAAAGTTCAAAGCTTGGCAACGTCCACTGATCCAAACGCTAAAGCTGATTTTTATAACGAGTTATTAAAGCGTTACGACCCAACGGCAATTGGTAATTTATTTACTGACGCTTTAGGTAAACAGCAATCAGCTTCTGATATGAAGTATTTAATGGAGCTGGCGCAACAACGGCAAACCGCAGCTACGACTGCACAAACTGAATTGCAAAAACAACAAGCTGCTGATAAAGCTGCCGCTGATCGCCAGAAAGCTGCGTTAGATGCTGCTACACAAGCCCAAGAAGCTGCACGTAAAGCTGCTGCGGGGTCAACTTTTAACACTGGAATTACTTACGGCACCGGTATGGGTGCTGATCGCAAGGGTACGGGTGTAGATATTTCTGGTGAATCTGGACTTCGTGGCGCATACGCACCGTATGTTGAGCGTATGTTAGAAAGAGCTTCTGCTGAAGCCGATGTACCTTTCCAAAAATATACAGGTAGCTCCCCCCTTCTTGAGTCTGCTCGTGCGGGTATTGCCAACTTAACAACTCCGGCGCAATTCCTACAAGGTTCAAACTTAGCGCAAGCTGCTGGTATTGGTGCATTGGATTATGGGAAATATAAACCTACCTCATTTACCACGGGTACGTTTGCTAACCCTAATTTTGCTTCACAACTTTCCCCAGCAGATTTAAAAAATCAAGCTGCTCAAAAACCCCCCGGTTTTTTTGATGGTGGTGGGGTTGGTATGGGGTTACCAAACTATGGATACTTCTTAAACTCTGGTTCTGCTTCTAACTCTCAAAATTATGACCCCAACTCTGCGGATATGATGTATCGAGGAGGGCCAGAAACTCAAGCACAAAGAGATTTCAAACTCCAGCAAGAAGGCCAAATGCGTAATATGCAAGGTATGGCCGGTGGTATGGGCGGTATGGGCGGTATGGGTGGGGGTTTGGGTAGTTTAGGCGGGGGTTTAAATAAACTTGTAGGTGGAACAGGGCAATTTAATGGGCCTACACCTGGCCCTTCTGCATCAACTTACATCCCAAAAGCACCTTCACCTGATGCAATAGCTTACACCTCAGAACCTACTTATGAAGAACGTGCCCCCTCAATACCATCTAACCCTAACCTGCAACCCACAACTTATGGTGGGCAGAACATTACCAACGTTCAAGCATCTTATATGTCACCTTTTATGCAAGGTGCAGTTGATCCCGCTATTAAAGAGGCTAAACGTCAAGCTGAAATAGCAAATCAGGCAATCGGCGCAAAAGCAGCGCAGGCAGGTGCTTTTGGTGGTTCTCGGCAAGGATTGATGGAGTCTGAGTTACAACGCAATCTGCTAAATCAGATTGGCACTATCCAAGGTCAAGGGTTACAGAAAGCTTACGAGTCTGGTCTTGGGCAGTTTAATACTGAACAACAGCGTGCTCTTGAAGCCCAGAAATTGGCTGAGCAATCTCGACAGTTTGGTTCTGAGCTTGGACTTAAGGGTTTGCAAACTAGCATTCAAGCGGGTAGTGCCCTTGGTAATCTTGGTCAACAGCAAGGCTATCTTGATCTGGCAACGCTTAAACAAATGGCGGATCTTGGGCAGCAACAGCAGCAGTTTGACTATAACGAGTTCTTGCGTGGCGAAAAGTATCCGTATGAGAATCTCACGTTTATGAGAAATATGCTGCAAGGACTGCCTTATAACGCAGCACCTACTGGTATTGACCCCATGTCTCAGGCATTATCGGGTGGTATTTCTTCCGTTTACTTAGCGCAACTTCTTGGTGGGTTAGGGGGTTAAAACATGGCACAGATTCCTTTCTCCCCGCCTCAGACACAGGCTGCGCTACAAAACCCTGTCCGGTTCCCTGACCAAAGACTTCAGCAATATGCTAGAGGTCAACAACCCACTGGACAAGTCACGCCACAGATGGCGCAGCAAGAGATGATGACTCGTGGTAACGAGCGTCAAGCTTTTCAACGCCAACAAGCTATGCAAAACAATCCTGCAAACAGCCCAACCATCTTTCAACAGAAGGATATGGAGTTACAGCAAAAGGCTCAACAGCTTGCTGCGATGGGGCAACAGATACAACAAAAAGAACAACAGCTTGGTCTACTTGGCGCACTCATGGCTAAGAAAGAACAGGATCTTGCTGGACGTGAACAAGGTATTGCCACACTGCCGATGCGCCCTGATATGTTTACTGCGATGGATGGCGGTATTGTGTTTAGCGGTGGGGGTGGTGTACTTGGGTTTAAGAAAGGTGGCGATAGGGGCGAAATGGACCCAGAAAATGCTGCGGAATCCCCTTACCGTATTAGCGGGTCTGTTGAAGAAGAAGTCCCTTCAACCACAGGTACTTCCACAGGTAAGCTAGATCCTCTACAAGAAATTATGGCTGCTCGTCGCCGTATTACTGAGCGTGGCGATAAAACTATGCTCTCGGAAGCTAAACAAAAAGAGCTTAGAGACCAGCGTATTGCTGAAATGGCTGCGGAGTTTGGAGAGTATGAAAAAGGTAGAGCTGGTAGAGAAGCTCGTATGGCTGAAGCTTTGCGGGGCCAAAAACCTGAGTTAATGGATTATCTTGGCGCAATGGCAGCGGGGGGTCCAAAGCGTACGCTCGGTGAGACTTTATCTGCTATGGTCCCCGGTACTCAGAAGCTTCGTGCTGAACAACAAGCCCGTGATATGGCAGCAGCTAAGTACCTTGCAGAAGCCGAGGAAAAAACTGCTCAAGCTGCACTTGCTGAGAAACGTGGTCAACGTGCTGCTGCGGATAAATTAATCCAAGAGAAGCAGGCACTAGAGCTTAAAGCATTTGAAGTACAAAAGGGTGTCGAAGACACAGGCATCCGTGCGCTTACGTCTGTTGCTGAAGCAGAATCCAGAGAGCGTAGCGAAGCTAGAAGAGCGCAAGAAGTTGCGGAAAGGATGGCGTTGGAAAGAGAGAAATTTAAATCTGAAGAAGCTTACCGCGCTGGTGAACGTGCATTCAAAGAGAAGATGGTTAGGCTTGAAGCTAGCTTACGACCGAAAGAGTTCTATAACCAACTTCTTGGCATGGCAACCAACCCGCAAGATCCAAACTACGAATTTGCTAAGAATTTACTTGAAGCTCGTGGAGGTCGTAGTGGTGCAGGCGCTGATGGTAGACCGACGTTTGATCAAATAACAGATAACGTAGAGAAGCGTATGCAGAGCACTGATATAAATAAAATTATCAAGGCTGCTGCTAAAGATCCTAAGAACCCTCGCACTTTGACTGAAGCTGACATACGTGAGATGTTTTTTGATGAGGAAATAGCAAGAGCTAAAAGGTTCTACGGGGAAGATGTTTTTAAAGGTATGAAACCATCTAAACCTTCAAGTGCTGGCGCTGTAGATATGTCAAATCCACTTCTTTCAGGTAAGCCCTAATTGCCATGCCGACACTGCTGGAGATCCTGCAAGACCCCAACTACATCAACGCAAATCCTGCTACAAAAAAAGCTATCTTTGATAAGTACGCTCCGCAGGATTCTAATTATGTAGATGCTAATGACGCTACCAAAGCTGCCATACGGCAGCGTTTTGGGTTAAGCACTGCTGCTCCTGCCGCTAAGAAAGAATACGGTGTACCTCTAGAAGTTCCTCCTGAAGATAAGGAAGGGTTTGTCCCCGCTGTTAAGGCAGGGTATGAATCACTCAAAGGATCGCTTGCGCTTGCTGCTGGTAAAGCAGGACTAATGGATCTTAAAGAAGCCGAGCGTTATCAAGCAGAGCGCGAAGCAGAAGCTCAGAGGATATTTACACCTACTGAAAAGGGTTGGTCTGAAGCACCCTTCCAAAAATTTAAAGAGACTTTGGGCGGTTCATTACCTTATATGGCTGCGCCGCTTGCTGCGGCTGCGGGTGCTGCTGCACTTCCTGTTACGGGTACTGCCGCTACATTAGCTACTCTGGGCGCAACGGGTTTAGTGTCTGCTACGCAGTTCACAGGTACTAATCTTGCGAGGCAGCTTGACGAAGTAAAGCGCACTAATCCTAATGCGGGGCTTGAACAAACAAGTTTAGGTAGCGCCGTTGCCGCTGCCATACCACAGACTGCGCTAGATATTGTTGGTATGAAAGCTATCCCACTAGTGCGTGGGTTGTTTAAGTCTGTTGGTAAAGAAGTCACTGAACAACAAGCTAAGAACTTTGCCGAGCAAGGGTTCCGTCGCACACTTGCTGATTACTCTTTAGCTACAGGCAAAGCTGCGGGTGTTGAAGGTGCTACTGAGACAGGGCAACAATTCTTAGAGCGTTTGCAGGCAGGGTTAAACATTGCAGATGCTGATGCTCGTAAAGAGTACGTTGAAAGTTTTATTGGCGGGGCTGTCCTCGGTGGCGCACTTTCTCCTGCTGGCCGATACATTGAGCGACGCAGGGAAGCAAAGACTCCCGAAGAACGTTCTGCAATTGATGAAGCACAAGCCAAGATTGATGCAGAGCAGCTAGCAAAACAGAAAGAAGATCTTCAGGGGAAAGCCGCTGCGGTAAACATAGAAGACGTTGCTACTAGGACGCAAGAGCTTGCTAAAGAACCTGCTACTGCTGGTGACGTATTAACTGCTGCTACTCAAGCAGCACAAGAAAAACTAGCTGAGCAAGCAACCCCAGAACAAAAAGTAGCGGAAGCTGCTACTAAGGTTGATGCACTGACTTCTAGGATTAATGAACTTACTGACGCATATATAGCTGCTGGAGATTCCCCTGATCAAGCCAAAATCAAAGCCGCTGCTCAGGCTGCGGAAGAGGAACGAAACGACCAAGAGGCTGACCAAGCTCTATCCGAACTTGCAGAAATTCAAGCCGAAGCCGGAAAGGAGGCAGAAGATGCTGCTAAAGCTATCGAACAAGGAGGTGGAGAAAGCGTTCCAATTCCTGGCCGACCCGACGGAGGAGTACCCACCGGAGGAGTTGAGCCACCTGTCGCCGGTGGAGTGGAACGCCCTGCACGTCCTGCTGAAACAACTGTACGAAGAGAGGAAGCACCATCCGGTGCAGTAGAAGAAAAAACTCAACCCTCAAAGGAAACCCCCAGTGTCACTACGCCCATTGAAACCAAGCAAGCAAAAGAAGAAGGAGCAGCAGCGCCTGCTGAAGGAACAAAAGTGGCAAAGCCTGCCGCAGCAGCCAAACCTGCCGGTGTACCAAAAGCAGCAGCCCCTCAAGTAACGATCATCAATCAGTATCCTGGCAAAAATACAGATGGTCAGAATACAAAAGATCTTGTGCTCTCAAACGGAGAGACCGTTACTATTACGAATGTAGGTGAAGGGCGTAAGCCTAAGTGGGTTAGGCGTGTAAACGGTGAAGAAGAAGTCCTTGGCACTAACTTAAAAGATGCGTTTCTAAAAGTTAGATCTGATGCTGTACCCACTGGCCCTGCGCCCAAACGTGGTCCGAAGCCTAAGCTGACTGAGGAAGAAAAAGAAGCTCGTGCTGTTGAGTCGGGAATGCGTACCGAGGAACTCAACGCAATTGAAAACATTATTCTTTCTACTAAGAAGCTAAAAGGTTCTGACCGCCCCGGCTTGGCTACGATGTTGGATCTGTTCCTTGGCCCAAGACCTGAATCTAAAGCTTCTATGCAGCAGTACCACGATACTTTTATGAAGGGTATTGAAGGTCAGTTTGCAAACATCGGCAACCCAGAAACTAGAACAGAAGCTCTTAACGACTATATAACTAAGAGAGTGCTCCCTGTTTTGGAAGAGCTGTATCGTCTTGGTACTGATCCAAGGTATGCGAACACTCGCATCCGTGATCTCGCTATGAGTAACTTTGAGCGTGGTCCTAGCAACATTAAGAAGGGCATCATAGCGCGAGCTGAACGCCGCAAAGAAGAGACTAAGCCTGTAGAGAAAACAGAAGCTGTTAGCGAAGAACCCATAGTCACACCCAAGGCTCCCACTGGCCCTGCACCTGTCGTTACTACTAAGGTAAAGAAGCGTACGTTCGTAAAACCAGAAGGTGGTCCTGGTGCTCTTGCTCAGGCAGATATTTCAGAAACGGAATTACAGTCAACCAACCCTGCCTTAAATCCAAAGATCGAAGCTGGTGCGCCTAAGACCGGTAAAGATGCTGCCCAGATTATTGCAAAAGATCCTAAGAGCAATAAGTTTGAACGCACCTTGGCACAAAAATTGGTGTCTGCGTTAGGGAATATAAAATTCATAATTGTTTCTAATA